TTGCTATCCTAATCAATGGAAACAATTAGAATATGTTCATACGAGGAAGAATAAGTATGGCAAAACTTTGGAGGATATGGAAGTATTCACTAGGGAGTTTTAGTGATGACAAGACAAAACCTTATGACACAATGTATTGATCCATCAGATCCACAATACTTTACCGAAACTTCTTCTGGTTCGTATAGTAGACACAGATATAAACTTCACCTAACTAATGGGAAGTCTTATGTGTTTGATGATTACGAAACTCTCAGAGTTGCTTGGTTTCAAACTGATTCTAAATTTTTACAATCTGTTGAAGTTTTGGACATCAACAAAGGTTTCAATTAAAACAACCCTCTAATATCAAATGCATCTTTCTCCATCCGAACTCAAATATATTAAACAAGTTCTTGAATGTACTGATACTCTTGCAAATGCTGTGGATCAAACAAAAGTAGAACAGATTGATTTCCAAAGTGTAAATCATAAAAATTTAGTTAATAAAATTCAAACCGAAATCAACAGAGTTCACTGGAAATGAAACGATTTTTGTTATTACTAATGCTTCTTTTGTCTTCATCAGTTGCAGCAAGTGAAACACATTACACTGACGAAGCTCTGGAGTGTATGAAGGAGCGCAAATGTACTTCTGGTGTAGAAAAAGTTTCTTTAAAAGGTCAACTAAAAGAAACCAAAACCATTCTCAAAAATCTTGAGCAAATGGGGGTTGAAGTATATAATGCAAAATCAATTTACTTTACTGAAAATTATCGTGCTCTATATTTTCCAGACAAAAATGCAATTTATATAAACAAAAAATATATTAATGTAGAAGGTGAGTTATCCTTTCTGCAAATTTTACGCCATGAGGCATGGCATGCTGCACAAGATTGTATGGCAGGGACTGTTAATAATTCAGACATTTCGAGTATCTTTAGTCATGAAGATATTCCAAAACATATTATCGAAGAAACTTTTGCTCGATATGGCTACAGTGATCCTGAAGTTATTCGCATTGAAAGAGAAGCAGTATGGGTAATGTATGAACCCAATATGACAATTAAAGCTTTAGAAGCATGTAACTCAGATACTCCAATATGGGAGACCTATCTTCCTCCAAAAAGAACATGGAAGTATCTATATATTAATTCTTTCCTATGGTAATTGATTATGACCACAAACAGATAGAAGTTCCTCAAGAAATTGTGAAATACTGTGATGTTTTAATGCATAACATAGATCATGATGATTTGCGTTATATTGATTGCGTTTTCATGCACATGGGTTATTATGGAAACAACATAAACTATTTGTATGAATTACGTCATCGTATTGTCCCCGTCTTTGATTAAGTAAAAAAAATGATTAAACCTAATGACACTGTAGAATATATTGGATGTAGCAAAGAACAGATTAATTGGGGTGGTAATGATGATCCTTCTCAATCGTTTCTAATTGTTGGGCATGAATATATTGTAGAAAGTGTTAAGGTATATTCACAACACACTAAAATAACTGTATTAAATAAATCTGGTCGATTTAATTCAGTTTGTTTTAGAAAAGTAATTAGTGAATAAGAAAAAAAGTTCATGGAGACTATGGGCTTATGCTTTAGGTCAAAAAGAAGGCAGAAGTAATGAAGAAGCAGACATAATTGCTATCATTCGCACATTTATTATGCTCCAGTTAGTTATAACTAACGGATTTATTATTGCAAACGCTATTCGACATTGGAACAATGTACCAAGTGAATTATCAAAAACCGAAGAAAAAGGGTTATGCCACCCACAAAGCAACATTTTTGAAGATTGAAGATGCTATTTTTTGGGAAAAAGTAATACAATCTCAGGGATGTAAGGATATTAAAATCCTTGTTAGGGATTAGAAACCCACCTAAATAAGTGGCACATCCCTATTGACGTTGCGACCTATATCCTTTAGTATAGCCAAAGTTACTTCAACGGAACACCATGGTTTCTTATCTCGAAGCACAAAAGCAAAAGGTTCGTATTACTCTTGATCTTCAAGTTTTCCAGGATTTTGATGCACGTCAAATTGATTGGGAGAAGTTGTTTAACCTTGAGCCTGGTGAAGAAATTGAATGCTATGTCGAAGAGTTTGATCAATTTTAGTAAACAAATTGTGACACTGTTGAAGCTGCACACCACCTCTTGACTGGGGTGGTGTTTTTGTGTATATTGGCTATATTGAGAAACAAGCACTTGACCATCACCCTTCGCCCACATCAGCAGCGCATCATTGATCGCTTGCAGAGTTATGACAAAGGGCAGATTATCGTCCCGACAGGCGGCGGCAAAACTCTGACGATGATTATGGATTTGCAACGCAATCTTAACTCTGTTGATTGTGGAACTACCACTGTTGTTGTCGCCCCGAGAATACTTTTGACGGAACAACTTTGTAGCGAGTTCTTGGAGATTATTGATACTTCTAACACGCATATTATGCACTGTCACTCGGGAGAGACTCACCACTACAGCACCACTAAAGCAGATCAAATTCATATGTTTGCTAGTGTTGCAAGAACTGCTGGTGAGAATTGTATCATCTTCACCACCTACAATTCTCTGCATCGTGTGATGGAGGCAGATATTGAGGTGAATAACATTTACTTTGACGAAGCACATAATTCCGTGAAGAAGAACTTCTTCCCTGCTACTGAATACTTTGCAGAGAACGCAGATCGTTGCTATTTCTATACAGCAACCCCTAAACATTCTCTTGCTGCTACTAAACCAGGCATGAATTGGTCTGTTTATGGTCAGGTTCTTGTTAATGTTCCTGCCCCTGAACTTGTAGAACAGGGTTACATTCTTCCTCCTAAAGTTGTAGTCAAGCAATTGCCTATGATCAAAGGTCGTAAGGTCGTATTTGCTGATGACTGTGACAACTTGATTGAGACTATCGATGACAACAACATCGATAAGACTTTGATTTGTGCTCGCACAACAAAACAAATTATCAATCTTCTCACTCACTCTGACTTTTGTTCTGAGTTGTATCAGCGTGGTTATTCTTGGATGACGATCACATCGAAGACTGGTGCAATCATCGATGGTAAGAAAGTCAATCGCGATGTATTCTTCGACACACTGAATACTTGGGGCAAAGATCCTGACAAAAAATTTGTTGTTATTCACCACTCTATTCTGTCTGAGGGTATCAATGTATCAGGTTTGGAGGCCGTAATCTTTATGAGGAATATGGACTTTATAGGCATCAGCCAGTCTATTGGACGAGTTATCAGACTTGGTGGAAGTGAGAAGACATTTGGTTTAGTTTGCATCCCAACTTATGACTCTGTTGGTATTGGTACTGCCAAAAAAGTTCAGGCAGTTGTTGATGTCGTATTCAATCAGGGACTTCCAGCAATTTCGGAGATTCGCAAATGAGTTACACTAAAGAACAACTAATTGATGCACTATGTGCAGAGTGGGACTATCTTTGTCATGATGATTTTGATCCTGAAAATGATCAAACAACTGAAGAATATCGTGAGGATTTGATTAAAATGTCACTAGAAGAACTTATTGAAGAAACATCCACAGGAGAGCACTACACTCTTGATGAATGGATGGAAAACTGGGGATAGTAACTGTAGCCTCTAAAGTGTCCCAGTATTGTAATCAACCAAATCCATGAACGAGTACCTGACCCGCACACTGCTTCCGTTGATTGTCACCATTCAACCTAAAAAGTCTGAGAGTTATACTCTTGATGCACTAGGATTAGAGCGTCAGTCTTCTCAGTCTATCCTGATTACGTTCGGTGAGCGTATTGAACAGTTTTGGAATACTGTTATCAGTGATAGTAAAAGTGACAACTTGATTGAAGAAAATAATTTAGTAGAAGTAAAGGGTAAGCAACGTCAAATTGATCATAGTTTCAAGTGCTATCTTGATTCTGTTCTTTACTATCTTGAGAGTAAGTGCAACTTAAACTTTGATAGTGAAAAGATCAAAGCATCAAACAAAAAAATTGATGAAGTTAAAGATGCTCTCAATGCTGATGTTGGTGCATACTTTGTTCCCGTTGTGAGTGAGATTGCCAAGAAAGATCTCACCAAGTATAATAATAAAGGGGTGCAAGTCTTTGGTGTTAAGTGGATGCTTTCCAAGATTGATGCTCAGTTTACTGAAGAAGAATACTTTAAATTTCTCCGTGAGGTTGTTGCTCCGATCCTAGAAGAAAAGGGTCTCTGATATAATTAACTTACAAACATTTGACTGAGTACCTATGAAACCTGTCATCAAGTATCAAGGCGGTAAGAGTAAAGAACTGCCATTGATCAAGCAAATGCTACCACAACAATTTGATCGAGTGGTTGAACCTTTCTGTGGCGGAGCTGCAGTGTCATTTGGATTGCAAACTCCTGCTATTCTAAATGACATCAACCCGATGGTAATCAACCTCTACAAAGTATTGCAGAGCTCTGATTATGTGCATGTCCTGAATCATATCAATGTCATCAAGACTTATGAGCATGATGCACTACAAGAAGCATTTTATGCTGCAAGAAATGTAATCAATAATCCACAGGATTTCACTCCGTTAATACAAGCAGTCTCATATATTATTGTTAGACAGTTGTGTTTCTCTGGCATGGAGAGATATAATGCAAAGGGAGAATTTAACGTACCATTTGGACATTACAAGAAAATGTCCTGCAATCTAACACCAGATCATCACACATTCCTCAGTAAGTGTGACATCAGGCAGGGATCATTTGTTGATCTATTTGATGATGTGACTGCTGATGACTTTGTGTTCATTGATCCTCCATATTTGGACAGACTTGGTTACACACAAGGTGATGGTGGTGATACTTTGCATGAAGAACTTGCACGGTGCTTGAAGTCAACTGATGCAAAGTGGATGATCATACATAGTGACCATGAATTTTATCGTGAATCATATCGTGATTACAATATCACAGACAAAGACTTTGCTTATGCACAACGATTTGGTAAAGGTAAAGATCACTCAGGTGCAAAGGTAAAGCATCTTTATATCACAAACTACTGAGACTGCAACTGTAGCCTCTAAACTGTCCTAGTATTGTAAGCATCACTCAAAAACATGGGAACTCGCTCTCGCATTGGTATTCAACTCAAAGATGATAGCATCCTGAGCATCTATCAGCACTGGGATGGTTATCCTGAGTGGACTGGTCGTATTCTAAACACACATTACAACTCCCGCGAGAAAGTAACAGAGTTGATTGATGGTGGTGATTGTTCCTCTATCTGGACAAATGAGCGTTGGACTGGTAAAAAACTTGCTCCTTATGTGACTGAAATCAAAGAAGAGAAAGAATATGGTCCTCAGTATTACTCTGGACGCAATGAAGATTGCCCTCCTCGTCTTGATGATAATGTCTTTGAATATCTTGAAAAAGAGAATAATGAGGAGTATGCTTATGTTTGGACAGTAAATAATAAGTGGGTTTGCACTAATATGAATCAGTTTGATGATTCTAAAGCACCCGAAAAAGTAGAAATTCCAGAAGGAGCATTAGCAGTATGAAACCTGAAGACATTGAGTTAAGTAGTATCAATGGATCGTTTGAGTTTGAGAAACTTTCCCGTGAAATTGATACTATTGGCGATCTGGATACATGCAAAAACATGTTGAAAGCCTATGTCAAACTGTATATCAAGCAAAGGGAAACCTTTGCTGCTGCAACCAAAATGTTACCCACTGATTAAATCATGTTCAAGTATAACACTGTGAAAGGAGAACTTTGCCTAGTCGAATGTTGGCAGGATGAAGATTGCGAAGAACGATATAAAGATGGTGACCGTGATTTAATTTGGATCGATAGGCACCACACCAATGAATATGGCAACATTGAGAAATATATCACTCAAAAGTTTGCTGATATTAGTGACACTGTTTGGATTTATATTCATGCCCTTCGTTCTACTGAAATCACAAGATATGAACAGAAAGATGAAGAAAATGGTCTGTACCCTGATAACATTGCCATCGATGACTTTGGTGATGATTGTCTAGGTGGCGGATCATATCTCTGGAAAAACAACACACTGAGCAACTGTTATGAATCTTGATGAAATGCAACTGGACAGCGAAGCTTTCTGGGACCAATGTGAATCCGAAGCGAATCTTTTAGAAATTACTGTCGATTATTATCTGATGGAATTCTGTAACGTATTCAATATGTCAGAGGCAGAATGATAATGGGGCATCGGTTGGTAGTCTGGGGAGATGAAAACCGTGTAAGTCCCTTATAAATAACTGTGTCAATCCCCAGACTACTATGACAGAAGATATTTGGCAGTCTCTTAGGGAGATGGAGTTCGATCCATTTGTCCCTGAAGAAGATAGAATTAGACCCTTTTTTACTGCTGCAATGAAACAAGCAGTCAGTGATGCTATGAAGGGTAACAAATGCTGCTTAGGCAGAGTATTAAGTGAAGAGACTAAAAAGAAGATTGGTGATGCTAACAGAGGCAAACCTTCATATTGGAAAGGTAAGACTCTCCCGCCTGAAATGGTCGCCAAGATGAAAGCAAACCTGCCAGACAGGAAAGGATCAAACAACCCCAGATCTTCTACCTGGAGATTGCAGTTTGAAGATGGTAGAGTTGTTGTTACTGAGTCTCTACAAACCTGGGCGGTTGAGAATGGATACCCGCCAACTTCTGTCAGGAACTTATACAATGGCAGAGGAGTTAAGAACTATCGAGGCATAGTAAAAGTTGAGAAACTAAATAATATATCAGTCCAAGAAGTACGATGAAATTATTCTCACAATTCTGTCTTGAAGCTTATGATGCTTCTGTGATGGGATCCAGTCAAATTAAAAAAACTGGACAGCGTGGAGAAATTGGTGCAGATAGAAGAAAATCTGAACCTGAGAAACGTAGAATGAAAAATGTTGGTGGCGGTAAGCAAGTCCCAGCAAAGAGTTATAAGGATAGAAAGGATATTGGCACTCAACGTCAAGCATCCACCAGAGTACAACAACCTGAGAAAGAAAGAGGTAGTGCAGCTGCATCACAAGCCGATGCAGCAAAAGCTGAGAGGAAGAAAGCTGCACTAGCAAGAATTGCCGCTAGAAAGGGTGGCAAACCAACACCAGAAAAGAAAAAAGATACACCAACAGCATCACAACTTCTCTCCAAAAAGAAAACTTCAACTGTGTCGCCTGATTACAAACCAGCAAAAGAATCTGGATATTCGAGAGATGAACGTCGCAAGATTAAAAGAGCAGGGCAAAGATTAATCCGTGATATTCAGCAAGGAAAAGATAAACCTGCAAGTCATTATCAATCATAATACACTCTGAGACCCCTCTACAATCGTCTGTGACAGTGTTGCAGGCGATTTTTAATGCAATCATATATCTGTGCTATAATATCAACTGTAGCCTCTAAAGTGTCCTAGTTGTATGAAGAACACCCACCTAGAACACCCAGAAGATTGCATTTTGACTGGCGATCTTTCTTGTCTTGATTGGTTTTCTGAATCTAATTCACATGTTAGTGTAAAGGTTGATGGTGCTCCTGCAATCGTGTGGGGAACAGATCCTGCAACTGGTACATTTTTTGTTGGAACTAAAGCCGTCTTTAACAAAGTAAAGATTAGAATTGCACATAGTCATCGCGAGATTGACCAACATTACAAGGGCAATGTTGCCCGTATTTTACACACTGCTTTCGATTGTTTGCCTCATACAGATGGCATCTTTCAGGGTGATTGGGTTGGTTATGGTGGAAATTCTGTTTATACTCCCAACACAATAACATATCATTTTCCTGAGATTATTGAAGAGGACATTATTGTTTGTCCGCATACAATCTATGTTGCTGAAGATGATCTTCGCAATGCAGTTGCATCTCCTATGATGTTTTGTCCTAAAAGTACAAACTTTTGTAAGTTTATCCAACCTGATGTATATCTTGAACCAGAACGTGATGAACTTAAGTATATGTGTGGTTATGCTAAACAGATGGCAACTCTATGTGAGTTTGTAACACCCAAACAAGCAACTAAGATCAAGAAGTATATCAATGATTGCATTCGTCAAGATGTTGAAATTGATGAAGATTTCATCGCAGAAGAGTTTGATTGTGACGTGAATGTTATTCGTTTGTGGAAACTTGTCGATACACTTAAAGATCATATGTTCAAGTATATTCATGAAATGGATGATATTGAGTGTATGATTGGTGATGAAGATGTCCTGCATGAAGGATATGTTATCACGAATAAGTTTGGTATGTTCAAGATTGTTTATCGTGACGTATTTTCCCGTGCCAATTTCTTAATGGAAAAGATCTGGTAATAATAACTGTAGCCTCTAAAGTGTCCCAGTAGTATGAACACAACTCAAATGACTAACAAAGAATTTGTTGATTTTTTGTTTGACAAACTTGCCTGTGAAGTTGACACTGACATGATTGATTTGCAGGATGATGATACCTGCTGCGATCATCTTAACTTTCAACAATTAGAACTCTTCTGATTCTAACTGTAGCCTCTAAAGTGTCCCAGTAGTATGAACAACACTCAAAACATGATGACTGAAACCCTTACTGACTTCGTTGCTACTCAAGATGCACGAAATAGTATTCAACTTAATGT